GCTTGCTTTCCCGAGTGGCTGCTGCTCGCAGCTCCTCCATTTCTCCCGGCACAGACTCCACCATGCTGCGCTTCTCGCGGGTGTAGCCGCAGTGAATGCAAGTGTCCGACCCACCAGCCCACAGGTGTCCACACTTGGGGCACTTGGCTGCTTCCTTTTCCTTCTCGGTCTTTTCCTTCTTGGCCTTCTCGCGAGCGTCATCCAGCTCATGCACACCGTTGTTGTAAATCTCTTCCCAGTCCTCTTGGAATCGGATGTAGTTGCCGGAGTGACACAGCCACACCGCAAATTCCTTGTCGGGGTTGCCACGCATCACCCGGCCCATCTGCTGAACGTGAGAGGACAGCGACTTGCTGAATGGCCGAGCGCTCACGCCGATCATCACGTCAGGCACGTCAAAGCCTTTGGTCAAGATGTCCGTGGCAATCAGGCCATGAATCTCTGTGTCGGGCTTGCTGAAGTCTTCGATGACATCGCGCTTGAATTCATCATCGTCTTTGTAGGAGATGCTGATGAAGTTGTAGCCCTGCTCTGCGAACTTCTTCGACAGGTCTGCGCCATGCTCAACGCCAGAGCAGAAGATGATGGTCTTGCGAGGCCTGCCAAATATCTCGTGCGTCTTCTTGATCCACTCGGACACGATGTCGCCAGTGATCTGCATGCCGCGCTTGGTGGACTCGGCTTGGCTCCACTCGCCAGCCACCTTCTTGGCCCCGGTCATGTCGATCTCTTTTGCGACGAACACGCGCAGTGGGCACAGCACCTTCTGGTCCACCAGTTCTTTGGTTGTGACAGTGCTGACAACGTGTTCGTACACAGCCCCGAGGCCTTTGGTGAAGGGTGATGCAGACAGGCCGATGACCTTGATGTCCGGGTTGCTCTTGATGAACTCGATGGTCTGCTTGCGCATGGTGTGCGCTTCGTCAACGATCATCAGCGTCAGGCCGGGGAAGGAGCCGCGCTTCTCCAATGTCTGAGCACTGCACACTTGGATGTGCTCGTACGGCCTGTAGCGCCAGTGGCCCGACTGCAGCACGCCGTGGTCGATCTTGTACTTCTCAAGTCGCTGGCTTGTCTGGTCGCACAAGATGATGCGGTCCAGAATCATCGCTGCTCTGTTGCCCTTCTTCTTGGTGGCTTCGAGTAGGGCGATTGCCATCTCAGTTTTTCCGCCACCAGTCGGGCTATAAAGCATCTGCGCTTTGTAGCCAGCAGCAAAGCCTCTCCTTAGTCCATCCAAAGTATCGTTCTGGTATTTGCGCAACTCAAGCATTTTTGTACCTCTTGTTGTTGACAATCTTGGATATGGTCTGATGCACCACACCGTATTGATTGGCAAGCTCTTTTTGCTTTGCGCCGTGCGAGTACATGAGCCTTATTTCTGAGGCTTGTTTTTCTGTGAGTTTTGAGCCGGGATGCGCCGACCCGACAACGTGAGGGTTGCGTGGTGGCTTGCTGTTGCGCCCCTTCTTTACCATGTCATCCACGTTGTCTTGGTTTGTTCCAAGGAAGAGATGGTTCGGATTGCAGCAAGACGGAACATCGCACTCATGGCAAACAAACATTCCGCTTGGGATTTCTCCATGGAAGTGCTTGTATGTGATGCGGTGCGCCCTGTCGTTTGGCATGCCTCTGCCGCCTGTGCCGACGATGCCGTACCCAAACTCATTGGCCGCGCCTGTAAAAATCCAGCACCCAGAAAATGGGATGCGTACAACCTTATCAAGAACCCTTTCGATTGCTGGCTTCATGATTCCCCCAAGTCCATCTCGTTCGCGATGTGAATGACATCGGAAAAATCATCTGGCATCGGCCCTTCGTCCATTGCTTGCACGCAATAGAGCGCCGCCCAGATGCGGTCTTGGATTGGGTCATCTGCTCGAATGGATGAGGCCATGCGCTCCAACTGAAGCATGGCAAATTGCCGGAGTCCATCATTACTCATAAAGTCCTTTCAGGTTGACGAAAGCATAGAGGCCAATGCTGACGCCATCCTTACAACTGCCAGCACACATGCCCGCTGGCTTGGGCAATGATCAAGCCTCGTATGTGATGGCCTGCAGCTCCATGATCTTGCGGCGCAGGTTGTTGATTTCATTCTCAGCATCGGCCTGAATCTTTTTGATCTTGGCCTCTTGCGTCTCGACCATGCTCAGCACCAAGTCCTTTTGGTTCATGGTTGAGGTAAGAGTGATCTCTGCTGTGCCGACTTTGAGCCAGCCAACTGACTGCATTTTTTTATCTTCGCTGGTGTATACAAGTTGAAGCGGGTCTTCCGTGTCACCCGGCTTTGCCCACTCTGGGCGTGACAACCATGCTGTTGCGGTTACGGTTTTCATGCTTGCTCCTTCTTGAGTTGACGTTGCATAGACAGCACTTGCTTTTTGAGCTGACTATTTTCTGATTGGTACTGATCCCGGCTTTGCTTGACTGCGGCCAGCTCGATCTTGGTGATGCGCAACTCCTCACGCAGCTCGTCAATCAGGGCTGTGGCAGCCTGCTTCTCTTCGGGTGTGCCTTCCATGGCCACGACCGCTACACGCGCCTTCAGCTCCTCGTTCTCGGCGAGCAGCATGTCGATGGCCTCTTGGTTCTGGTCGTCGTTAGTGTCAGTCGGCTGATCTTGTTTCTCTTTGAGTTCCGGCTCCTTTGGTGCACGGCCCGGTGCCTTCTTCTTTTCCATGACCTTGCCGGTTGAGGTCTTGTACTTCACCGTGTCGCCAGTGTCTTTGCCAGCGCCCTTGCGCAAGTCGGACACGAACGATGGGGACACATGGCAGTGCTTGGCAATCTCCGTGTTGCTCATGTCCCGCCACTCAAAGTCATCCAGCAGAGTCATCACAGCCTTGCGCTTGTCAGCGTAGGTGCGCCGCATGCCGTGGCTTGTATTGACCCCGGTTGAGTGGAATATGGCGTCAGTGATTGAGCCGGGACGCACATCGCACAAGATGCTGACCTTCTCCGCTCGCTTGTGAGCCAGCAGTCGGTGGTAGCCGTCTGTAAGGTAGTAGTTGATGCTGTCGAAAAAGATCAGCACAGGAGGGAACTCGGCACCAGCAGCAATTGCATCCGCGTACTCGGCGACAACATCTTCGCTGATCTCAACCCTTGACTGCAGGCGCTCGTCCATAACGATAGCGCCGATGTTCAAAACCTTATTCATTTGCCGTCCTTCATAGTCCATCCCAAAAGAAACCAACGCCAGTAGGTCTGGATGTTGATGTTGTCGTACTTCTGGCCATCCCATTCGGGTTTGCCTTTGCCCTTGGCCATAAGCATGGCCTCAAACTTTTCTCGTGCTGCTTCGTTCATCTTTGCTCCTATAAAAATCTGACTTTGGGTGACTTACTTCTGATCATGTCCGTCACCCGCTTGATGTGGCTCTCGTACACACTGCGCGACACCGCTGTTCTTTGAAGCTCGTGGTACTCGATGATGTCTTGAAAGCTTTGGAGGCCGGGGCCTGTGCTGCCCATCTTGCCGAGCCGCCCCCACCTGTCTTTGGCGTCGAGCAGGTGCATCTCGGCAATCTTTACGTGCAGCATGACCTCTGGGCCAATGTTCGCTGCAGCCATGCTCTCTGCGAGCTGAACCACGGCGTTGATGTTGTTCCAGTCCTGCTTGGTCGCAGCTCCAGTTCTGAAGGCATCCAAGCTGCCTCGCTCCCTCTTCCTCAGTATCTCCAAGCTCTCCTCATCGGTGATGCTGGCCCCCACGATGGCGTGGGTAACGGGGCACATCGTTGTGTCGTAAATCTTGCGCCTAGTTCTCTTCCTCACATACACTCCTTTGTAATTGTCTGCACAATTCTACACTAAACAATATTTGTTGCAACAGGTATGTTTACCCTATTGCTGTCTGGTACAAGTTGATGTAGACTGGCAAACCAATCTCCACAGTGGAGGTTGCTGAGGAGAAAAAATGAACGAAGACGAAGACAAGCCCACCCCTGCGGACAGGCAGTTGGTGTGGGTCGTGGTGGCCTTCATCACGTTGATGCTGGGCCTGTTGACACTGAGGAGTTGTTTATGAACCTTGCAAATAACTACGTCGCCGTGGGCGCTTCAACTGAAGAAGGTTGTGAGCCTTGCGTGGCGATAGTGACGGGCACTCTTGTGGTCATTCGACTGCCCGAGCACACCGCACGTAAGTTGGCTGATGACATCCTGCGTAATGCCAACTACCTGTGGCCGATGAATGAGGAGAACACATGACTGATTTAGAAATTTTGGTTAAGCAAACAAGCAACTCTGCTATTTTGAAAATGCAACAACGCTTGCACGCAGAAGTTGTTGAGCTTGGGAAGAAGGCGCTTCAGTGGAAAGAGGGATGCCATGCGTTAGAGCTGGCGCTTGAAACCGAGCGCGATGCCGCCAATCTTTACGCAAAGCAAGTGGCGCACTGGATTGAAAAGCATGATGAAGTAAAAGACTCGTTAGACTTCTACAAGCGCCGAGTCGAGGCGTTGCAGCAGTGGCAAAGCAAGATGCGCGACCCCGAGCGCATCATCGTCTGCGACATTCTTGCAAACGGTCGCCCACTTGAACCCGCTGGCGACCGATACGCTACCCCACCCGCACAGCCAGCACCCATTCCTGATGCCATCACTGACAGCAGCGAAAGCGTTGAATACAAGGCAGGGTGGAACGACTGCCGAGCAGAAATGTTGAGAGGAATGAAGCCATGAGAACACTGATTGAGATGGCCCATGAGGTTTACGGTGAGCATACGTTTTGGACTGAGGTTCAGTTATTGAGACTCAAAGCCTTTGCCGATCTTGTCCGTGCTGATGAGCGTGAGGCGTGTGCAAAACGCCGTGGCGTGTTGGCCTTCTGTCCGTACACAGGTAGGCCGCGCCATCCAAGCGACATAGCCAGTGACCCGCATGGAATCTTGATACTTGTCCCAGACCAACCACTACGAGGAATGAAGCCATGAGAAACGCAAACGACATGGCCGCTGACGAGGACCTGCGCCAGCGCATACGGCAGCTTGGCGACTACAGAATGGTCGATTTCTTGAGAGATGGAACCATCATTGGCATTGGTGAACTGATGTTCACCCGGGCCATCTACATCGACCTTGACCTGAATGGCTGGGGCAAGCGCTTCTGCTTTGAGGACAAGGAATTGGCTGTCGAGGAATACATGAAACTGAAAACTGGCGATGACGAGCCAAGCGGATGGGTCGCAAGGAGAGGACGATGAACAAAGACCAATTGAAGGAACACAACGCCGCTGTGGAGGAGATGTTTCAAAAGATCAAGCCGATCATTGAAAGCTACGACAGTGACGTTGCACTCCACACCCTGATGATTACCTTGGCCGCTTGTGGAAATCAGGTGGACCTTCCTGCCGAGCACTTCAAAGCACTGGTGGTGCAGGAGCTGGACCGCCTGATGCTTGTTGAGGCAAAAGTGAGGGGCCTTCCATCGTGACCTGTAAACACCGCTGGGAGCCGAGCAAATTCGGCATTAAGTATCGCAAACCGAACCACTACATCTATGAATGCTCACGATGCGGCAAAAGCATCTTCGCAACACTGAAGGAGAAGCAAACATGAGTGACTGGGAAGCAGAATTTGGCGGAGATGTCGCCATCATAGAAAGGATGTATGAGGACCGAGAAGCTCGGCGCAACTTCCGCACAGAAGTGTGGACAACAAAGGATGGGCGAAGGATGCCCATTACAGACATGGATGACAAGCACCTACTCAACGCGTACAAGCACAGCCAAAGCAGCTTGCTGTTCCGTGAAATGGTTTTGCGTTTGTTTGAAGAAAGAGTGAGGACATCATGAAGATCATTAAAGACGAAATAGCCACGCTCAAGCGCGGTCGCCGTGTAACTGTTGAGCTTGCACCCGGCGAGACTCTGTTCAACATCCGAGAGGGAAACTACTACCGTCTTGGTGGGCAGATGGATGACGTCGTGCATAGCCACGTACTCACCGAGACAAGGGGCGTGTACTGGTGCAGCATCACACAGAAGTGGGAGGAAGCATGAGCAAAGAAGACGCCATCAAATTGATCAAGCTGCTGTCCGCGCTGGAGTCGTGGTCGTTCAGCGCAAAGACAGACCTTCCTGACTATCTGCACGAAGACCTGTGCACCGCTTTAGAGAAGCTGGAGAAGATTGTGTTGAAGGATAAGCTGTGAGCCTGTTCGATTTCATCAAGGACCGCTGCATCATCGAAGGTGACTGCTGGAACTGGCAGGGGGCAATGCAGATATGCGGCTCTACGCCAACCATGAACGTGCGCAACCCGGTAACTGGCAAGCGCGGTGCCATGAGCGTGCGCCGTGCCACCCTGCTGGAGAAGCACAAGGCCAACCCACACTTCCTCAAGGGCAAGCTGGCCACATACTCATGCGGCAACGCCAAGTGCGTGAACCCAGAGCACACTCATGCCGTGAGTCGCAGGACCCTGCAAAAAAGCCTTGTGAAGGAGAGGGGGTATCTGCAATGCCCAGTGCGGGCGCAGAAGCTTGCCAAGATCATGAGGGCCAAGTCCCCACTGACGCCTGAGCTGGTGGCGCAGATCAGGGCCGACGAGTCTCCACAGAAAGAGATAGCCCGGCGCTTCGGTGTGAGCCAAGCGGCCATCAGCAAGATCAAGCGATGGGAGACTTGGAGAGACACGGCCAACCCCTTCGCGCAACTGGGAGCCATGAGATGAAGAAAGATGTCAGGGCATGGGCCGTCAGGCTCAGAGGCCGCAGCTTCTACCAAAACAATGATGGATTTCCCTATCTCTTTCCAACCAAAAGAAACGCATTATCCGCTGCATTGAGAGTCGGAATACTTGAAGGCACAACAGCTCAACCAATCCGCGTCAGAGTACGCATAGAGGAGATTTCATGATCGACGTATACCCAACCCGAATTGAAGCCTGTGGCGAGGACAAGAGCGTCCTGTTCATCCTCCAGATGGAAGACGCATTCTGCTGCACGCTTCACGTCAAGGAGCCGCTGATCCTGAGCAATGGCAACTTGGAGCAGGTGCTGACCGCCGTGCGCCGGGGTGTGCACATGCTTGGACTGGAGGACTGAGATGCGCAAGCACCCACCCTACACAGCGCACGAATGGTGGCTCCAAGAGCGCGAGAACCAGCTTGCCTTGGCCCAGCTACTGTTCGACAAGGTGGGCGACTGTCCGAGCATGTGGATGGGCCTGTTCGCATGGGCCACGCCGGACATATGGCACGACCCTCAGTAACCGAAACAAAAGGAAAATCATGAATATCTATCGAGCAAAATTTACCGCAGTTTGCCCCAACAACAAGAAGATAATTCTTTACGCGCTTGAGATCACTACAGACCAGAAAATTATGGTCGAGGAAATCATGGAGGCATGTCTGAAAATTGGTTGCGGCTACCATGAAGACATTGCTGAAAGCCTGTACGCAAGTTTTGGCAGCAAGCAGGTTTTGATCGCCACTCATCATGGTGTCCAAATTGAAACTCGCAGGGGCTTCGATTGATCCACTATCACGGAACACCTGTTGGCGGGTCTAGGCAAGACACCGCCAGATTTCTGATGGGAAGGCACGCACTTGTGCCATTCCCCCGTCAAGATGACATGGGCGCTGTTGCCGAGGTCTGTCAGTCATTTGTCTTTGACAACGGCGCATTCACCGTATGGAAGCAAGGCGGCAAGCTGGATGTCGATGGCTACATGACATGGTGCGAGGAGTGGCACAAGCACCCCGGATTTGATTGGGCTTTGATTCCCGATGTCATTGAGGGCAATGAGAGCGACAACGACGCCCTAATCTGCGACTGGCCAAAGTCGATCAGAGGTGTGCCCGTGTGGCACATGCACGAAAGCATAGACAGGCTGGTGCGCCTTGGCAACGAGTGGGGTTTTGTTGCGCTCGGATCGTCAGGCGTATGGGCGACACCGGGAACTGAGGCTTGGTGGCAAAGAATGACCCTTGCAATGAACGCCCTGTGCGACGACAAGGGAAGGCCTCCTTGCAGGCTACACGGGCTCCGTATGCTTGATCCAAGGGTATTCAGCAGACTACCTCTCTCAAGTGCCGACAGCACCAATGCCGCAGTGAACTCGGGGTCGCTATCAAGGTTTGGCTCATACCTTCCGCCAACATCGGCACAGCGAGCTGCCGTGATAGCTGAAAGGATAGAGGCCCACAACTCCTCTGGGATTTGGTGTCAGACGCCAGAGCAAGAAGACTTCTTTTGACCACAGCCCGCCCAGCGCGGGTTTTTTTACGACCGGATTTGCCAAAAGAAAAGGCCAGCAGCAAACGCAGCTTGGCCAATAAGAGGGTACTAGGTTAATTTCACCCAAAGACCCCCCCTACCCCACAACGGTGGAGTAAGGAAGGAGAAAGGTGCTTCACCCCTGCGATGCAGGATCATCATGTGAACGGTTGGCTACGTTCTACCCCCGGCTTGATGATTCGACCAGCCGCACGGATTGTTCGGGAACTGCCCCCTAGCCCATGTGATTGATGATGGTGTCCAGTGCTGATCTCTGAATAGATGCTTGTGCGAACTCCCCGCCGTTCTATGGGGGCCGTGGCCTGAATAGAGACATCCATCTCCGAACTGTCCCGCAAAGCAATCTCATTCACCATCATCAATCACACGGTTGCATACCGTGTCGCGGTTTCCTTCCGAGCGGCCCCACTTGCGGCCCACTGCTATCGTGCGGAGTACGGAAGTGTCGAGGCAATAAAAAAGCCGTTACTGCTGCACTGGGTCGAACCCTCCACGAGGGAGGCCAATGCATGAGTAACGGCTTTTCGCTGTTGTGTTCGACGACAACGGCTTCAGTATATCAAAGACGTTGGTGGACGTGCAAGAGGCCCACAAAAAGAAACCCCCACGTCTTAGGTGGGGGTAATTCCCTCAAGGAGTTCACAGGAAAACACAGCGCCAGTTTAGCCGAGCGAGCGCAGCAGAGCAACAGCCTCTTCCACGCCAATGATGATGAACAGGTTTGACAGGGGCCACTCGTCATGGAACTTCAGCTCCGCGTCAGTGAGCCGTCTGGCCGATGGCGGCTTGGCACCGTCCTTCACCTCGATCAAGAGCGTGTGCTGAAAGCCGCTCGGCCCCTTGTAGGCCACCAGCAGGTCGAACAGCCCCTCGTCGTTGATCTGCTTGACGTAGGCACCCTCGGCACGCATGGCCTTGATGATGTCTTGCTCGTTGTCGTCGCGCCGGGCAGCTCGTCTCATAGGGTTTGTCCTCATGAAAAAATATATTGCATCCATCGTAACAGATGTTGTGTTGTTGGCTTATACCTGATACATTAGAGTCTCACTCAACACACAGGAGAAACACATGACAGAGGAAGAACGCAAGCAATGCTTGGATGTGCTTTCTGATGCAGCCAAGATCGCCAACAAATATGGCCCGAAGATCATTGAAGATGCCGATGGCCTTGGCTCGGTCGCAGTTACCTCTGCGGCCATCTTGATGTCGTCCTACGCCATGTCCATGGGCATGACGCTGCATGACGCAATCAGCCTGCTCATGCTGGTGCACAAGCAGACAATCCTCATGGAGCGCGAGGGATGAAAGTCACCAAAGAAATTCTTAACGAGTATTTTGAGTACAAAGACGGAGATATTTTTTGGAAAAAGCTAAGCCCAAGAAATTACAGCACAAAAGTTGGAGATAGAGTTGGCTGCGCAACATCAACAGGCAGACTCTCGTTTAAATTTTTTGGAACAAACCTCCAAAACCATCGAGCAATATTTTTAATGCACCACGGGTACTTGCCCGAGGTTGTTGATCACGCAGATGGCAATTTTTTAAACAACAAAATTGAAAACCTACGACACGCCGACAAAGTGAAAAACGGTCAGAACTCAAAGATTCCAAAGTCGAACACAAGCGGGATCAAGGGTGTTGACTTTCACTCCAAAAAATGGAGGGCAAGGATCGCTGTTTCCGGAAAATCCATTTATGTTGGTTCGTTTAAAACCCTACAGGATGCCGAGTGCGCAATAGAGGCGGCAAGGAAAAAACACCATGAAAACTTTGCAAGGAGCAAGTGATGAAGCTAACAAACCTTACTGGAATTCCTGAAACTTTCGAGAATGTTCTGGCTCGCCCAACCTACAGCAAGGGCAAGTCAAATATGTCAATCACCGAGCTAATGAACAGCCCAAGGGTTGTACAGCTTAAAAGAAAACATTGGGATGATCTTACGGAAGATGTTGCTGATCTTGTGTGGTCCATATTCGGCACAGCTATCCATGGCGTCTTGGAGCACGGCAAGGGTGACAACCATGTCGTTGAAGAGCGCATTCACGTAGAGGTTGATGGCATGCACATCAGCGGCGCAATTGACCTGCAAGAAATAACCTCTAATGGCATCATTCTGTCCGACTACAAAACGACATCGGCATGGGCCGTGATGAATGAGAAGCAGGACTGGCACAACCAGCTCAATAGCTACGCATACCTTGTTGAGAGAGCCAAGCTCACGCCTGTTATCAAGTTACAAATCGTTGCTATCGTCCGCGACTGGAACCGCCGTGATGCCGCTACACGCGAGGGTTACCCTAAAGCGCCAATCGTAGTGATCGACATCCCACTGTGGTCGTATGAATACCGAGATGCCTATATCCGAGGCCGCATCTCTTTGCATAACGATGCGTTTTTTGACATCGAAGTTGGCAGTGATGTCGCAGAGTGCACACCAGAAGAGATGTGGGAGCGCCCCACCTTCTACGCCCTCAAGAAAGAGGGCAACGTCCGAGCCAAGAGCGTTCACGAAACGCCCGAGGCAGCAGATCAAGCCCTTGCATTGGCAACCGAAAAGGCCAAGAAGGGTGAGAAGTTCATCGTGGAAATCCGTCCCGGTGATCGAGTCCGTTGCAGCAACTTCTGCCAAGTGGCGGAGTTCTGCGATCAACACAAGAAGTATCTTTCAACCAAGGAGAAAACAGATGGAATACCAAGCGGTAGTTCAGATGCCTGATCAACGAGATCAAGACTTGAGATCAATGGCTCTTCAGCTTGCACTAAGGGCGCAAGAGGGGGACCACCATGAAGTGATCATTGAGGCGGCAGAAAGCTTTTACAAATTCATTAAAGGAGAAAGTAAATGAGTGAAAACAGAGAACTGACTTACGGCGAAAAAGCCGTGGGCATGACATTCAACCCAAGCAATGACGATGCGGTGACGGCCTGCAAAGCCGCGTTCGCAATCGTCATCAATCAGATGAACGACCTGCGTAACTCGCCCAGCAGCAATCCCGAGATCGCACGCATGTGCAGCATCGCAATCACCGAAGCACAGACCGCACAAATGTGGGCTGTAAAAGCAATCACTTGGAAATTTTAAGGAGTAACACCATGGCAACAGCAACCCGCATCTACATCGTCACCAGCACCGAAGGCGTGACACGTTTGGTCAAAGCGACAGTGGCATCACAAGCCATCACGCACGTAGCCAAGAACGCATTCACAGCCAAGGTCGCATCGCAAGACGATCTGGTCCAAGCACTGAGCAACGGCGTCAAGGTCGAGACCTATGGCGAGTCGGCTCAAGGCGAACTGATCACCGAATAAAGGAGAACCCCATGGGCTGGATCATCGGTTTAACATGCTTGTTTGCATGGTTCAATCACATCTTCACTTGCTTTAGCGAAGGCCTGTGGGGCTTCCTTCTGGCGGGTGCAATCATGTTCCCAATCGGCATTCTCCACGGCATGTGGCTGTGGTTTAAATAAGGAGACAGAGATGAGTGCAGACATCATGAAACAAATCGACTTGCTCGTTGAGTCGAAGACCTTTAACTTGGATGCTCTTGATGGCATCAAGCAAATCAAAGACAGTCTCAAGGACACGTTGAACAACTTTCACAGGCTGCAAGACAAAGAGCTTATTTACATCCGTGACTTGTCGCTTGAGAAGTCCAAGAACTCAGAGCATGAGGCGAAGATTGCCGACCTCAAAAAGCAAATTGCAGAAATGCGCAGCGCCGCAGAAGATGGCAAGGCCGCACGCTTTGAGTCCGACAAACACAAAGCTGTAGCCGATACTTGGCAAAGCGCCATGGCGATGGTGTTCAAGCCGAACGCTGTGCGTGAAACCATCCAGCGAAACCACTGCGTTATGGTGTCAACCCCGAACGGCGGTAGCTATCCGCAAAGTGTCGCCAACCAAGACCACATCGTGCGGGAGGACGCATGAAAGTCAAAGACCTCTTTCAGACATTCGATGTCAATCCGATCAGCGCAGACCCAATGCACGGGCCAATCACAGATGAGCTGCTCCAGTACATGCAGCAACGCAACGAAGAAAAGCGCCAGAAGTCCATCGAGTTGCTCGGTGACAGATGGCTGCTCCACCCCAAAAACCAACAGCAGAAAGAAGTAAATGTCCGTTCATAAAAAACTTATGGAGGCCCGCATTGAATTGCAGGGCACCCAGCTCAAGAAGTCAGGCCTCAACAAGTTCGCAGGCTACAGCTACTTTGAGCTTGGAGACTTTCTCCCAACCATCCAAGCCATCTTCAACCGGTTGGGTTTGTGCGGCGTGGTGTCCTATAGCATCGAGTACGCCACACTGACCATCACCGACACCGAAGACGGAACAGTGATCGTGATCACAAGCCCCATGGCCGAGGCCAACCTGAAGGGCACCCACCCCATCCAGAACCTTGGCGCGGTGGAGACGTACAGCCGCCGATACCTGTGGATGACCGCCATGGAGATCGTTGAGCACGATGTCCTTGACGCCAGCACAGGCTACGAGGAAACGGCCAAGCCCAAGCCAGCCCCTGCAAAGACGGCAGCCAAGGCATCACCCCCTCCGGCCAAGATCGAGGGCAAGGAAGGCCCGTGGCAACTGAAGGTTTCGATTGAGCCAGAAGGTTCATTCGCAGACTGGGCCAGCATCGTGATGGACGCCGCCAAGCTGGGTCTGGAGCAGGCGGCAAGCGAGACTGATGTGATGGCCCTGTTCAGAGTCAACAAGAACATCTTCGACCGCATGAAGGCGGAGCCGGACAGCTCTTCCTATGACACCCTCATGGAAGAATTCAAAACAGCACGCAACAAATTTAAGGGGCAAGCATGAACTTCGTCAGCATTTCTGGCAGTCTTGGACGTGACGCCGAGCTCAAGTATCTGAACAACGGCGACCCCATCTGCAACTTCTCTGTGGCCGACAGCCAAGGCCGGGACAAGGGCACCATCTGGTGGAACTGCACTCTCTTTGGCAAGCGCGGCGAAGCGCTGGCGCAGTACCTCACCAAGGGTCAATCTGTCACCGTGGTCGGCACCATCACCGAGCGCGAGTGGCAGGACAAGGAAGGTGCTAAGCGCAAGTCCATGGATGTGCGTGTGAGCGAGATCGCACTTCAAGGTGGCCGCAAGGATGCCGAGCCGCAGGAGGAGCGCCGCGCAGCACCCAAGGCAGCGCCAGCACCGCAAACTTTTGACGACATGGACTCGGATATCCCTTTTTAGACCATGAAAACGCTGCAATACGAGGCTGTCAAGATCGCGATGAAGCAGGATAAGACCGGCATCATTTTGACCTTGAACATCCACCCAGATGACCTGCCAACGGAGCTCATGCGTGACTTCGTTGGCGCAAGATACCAAGTGGTTATGGTGAGACTGAACGGCGACGATAAGCCAATGAACAGGGATGCGGAATACCACCGCGACCCGGTTCGCACCGCAGGCATTCTGTGCCGCGATAAACAGTTCGCGCAGTACCTTCACAGCAAAGAACAAATCTTTGAAGCGAAGGAAGCTGACGTAATCGAGTGGCTCAAGGGTGAGCTGGACATCGAGTCACGCACAGAGCTGAAAGAAGATCAACAAAAGGCCAAGAAGTTCTGGGCCATCAACGAGGAATTCCAATCATGGAAGCAAAGCGCTTAATCCCATACTCGGTGCACCTGCCAGAGGACGTGTACCTCAAGCTCAAGGAGGCCGCAGGTAACCGCAAGGCATCAGCCCTTGTGCGTGACGCCATCACCTTGATTGTCGAGGGCGACGACGAGTTCAATGGCGGCTACAACAAAGGCGTGCGTGACTGCATCCGCCACATCCACGGCGTGGAACTGTGCAAGGCCATCAGCTACTACGGAGACCCACTGGCCAAGATTCTTGCGGATGATCTGGACGAACTGATCGTCAACCAGAACGTGAAGGGGCGCGGCAATGGCAAGAAAAAAGGCTGAGGGAATTGCAGCAGTGATTGCCAAGCAAGACCCCGTGTCGATCCAAGAGTTGACCATGCAGGACTTCTTTGCAGCGTTCGCGTTGCAAGGCCTGCTGGCCTACTACGGCGACAAGAGTGCGATTGTTGACGACGAAGGAAGAACCAGCATCCATGCGGCAGCCTTTGACCATGCAGACGAGATGCTTCAAAGGAGAGCAGCATGATTGAACTGGACGACTGGGCGGCGCACATGATGCGTGCCGAGATTCAACTCAAGGCCATTGAGAAGAAGCTGCTCCGCAAGGACTATCAAAACATCCAAGCGCACGCCGCAGCAGCCAAGCGCAACATCGACAAGATGCTCGCGTGGGTGGCCCGCCAAGGTTCCAGCAAGGGCGTGGACGTGGTTGAAATCCTTCAGGGTAACGTGGCAGCACTGCCGGACTCAAGCCACACCAAGAGCCTTCTGATCGCCTCCATTCAGGAGATCGAGCAACTAAGGAATGAGCGGCAGTTCTGGCTTAAGTCGGGCTTTGACATCGGCAAGCAAGATGCAGTCAAAGAATAAGAAGGCCCCCACCGCTGCAGAGCGGGAGCACATCACGCGAATCAAGGAAATGGACTGCGTGGTGTGCGGGGCATCTGGCCCAAGCGAGTGCCACGAGATCGAGCAGGGCCAGTGGTTCACCAGCATGCCCTTGTGCGCCGACTGCCACCGGGGCAGCCTCAACGGAATCCATGGACAGAAGCGAATGTGGGCCGTTTTTAAGCTCAATGAGCTGTCCGCACTGAACAAAACGATCGGCTTACTGTTTAGTCAGAAATGAATACTAAAACCACGCGGCAATCTCCACGCTTTGATTGCTTTGTGGTTTAGAAATCAGCTCTTTTTCTCTTCGCGCTGCTTAACTTTGTCGTTGAATCGCTTCATTTTGGCGGTGATTCTTTCCTCGATTGCCTTCACAGACTCCTTCGGGGCTTCCTTCTCTACCATGGCGCGGCGACGCTTTCTCAGGACCTGAACCTCGCGCTCGACCCTATCGGCCTCTTCAAACATGCGGGCCTCTGGGTTCTCGCGGTAGTACTCCTGCACGTTCTCCTTGCGCCGTCTCATACCCTTTACGGTGTTCTCATGGATGTTCATTTCCTTGAGGTTCTCGTAGAAGGAATTTGACACGGCAGAACTACCCTTGGTGTCGCCATAGAAACGGCCAGCTAAAGGAATTGAGTGAGCAGGAAGCTCCTCGCCAGTGAATGCGGATCGCACTGTGCGCTCGATCTTCATCGCCTCACGGCCAACGCCACCAAAGATTTGCCCAATGAAATAGTCGATCTGGTCTGGGGTGGGGCTAATCCTTCCGGGTGCATCTTCGTCTCCGCCGCTCATGGAGTTCATGAACTCAGCAAGGCCACGGCTGAATGCAGTTGAGGACTCTTTGTAGCGCGTAAACCCCGGTGTCGGTTTGAGCGCATTGAAGTCCTTGCGTGCAATGTTCTTGCCGGTGTAATCGCGGTTCTCAAAAAGGGCGGCAGCAGGATCAAGAAAAGTTGGGGTTACGGTCTGGATAGACCAGCCAGCGTTACCGATGGGGTTGAACGCACCAAGCAAAGACTCAAAAATCTTGAACGACGTGTCAACAGGCTTGATCTTTTTACCCTGCACGGCGCGGATCACATCCTGCGTGATCAGGCGAGCTGTGTTGGGGATGACGTTGTAACCCAGAGGCAATGGAATGGCGATGTACTTGCCCGACCCGGTGATGAAGTCCGGGATGACGAAGTTCTTCTCTCTGACAAACTCAGGAGGCTCACCCTCATCAAACCCAGCAAAGCTATACAGAGCAGCCTGTATGGCCCCAAGCATCAAGCCGCCAGCAACGATCTTCTTGCCAGCAGGACCAGACAGGGTTCTGGCCAGCGCCGTCGTGCCCTGCACGGATGCGTTGAAGAAGGCGTAGAGCGCACCAGCCTGTGTGGCGATCTGACCTTTGCGGTTGAAGTTTACTGTCAGCTCCTTGGCCAGCACGGCTGCAGCGTCTTTGCTCATGCCGTTATCGAGCGCCGTTTTATAGGCGGACAAGCGGATGGCGTTCTCCATGGTCTCGTTGTAGTCCGAGAGCCAGTTGAAAATGGGCGCAGCGGCTTTGCGTGCAGCCTCCATTGGGACCTTCAGCGTGCCGTTGGCAGTGAACACCTTGCCGAGACCTTGATCCGCCCAAGAGGATGGGTCAACGATTCTCTGCAGGGCCTGTCCGCGCTTTGCTGTGCTGCTGAACTGGTCCCTGAAGCCGGTCTGGCCACCGCGCTGCTGGAACTCTTCCCACAGCTTGGACCAATTGCTCGTCCCAACCTTGCCGCCGCGCTCAGCACGCAGGTCGGTGTAGATGCCGCGCATGGCACCCCAGACGTTAGCCGGACTCAGCACTTCCTTCTGCTTTCCGGCAAGAGGCGTGTTGGTGAGCTGAAGACCGGCTGTGCTGATGTCGCGCAAGAAGTTGTACGCGCCGAAGATCGGGTTGTACTGGGTGTTCATTGAGGCCATGAAGCGCGTGATCTCTGCTGTCGTGCTCAGGATAAAGCCAAGCTGGTCAGCATCCAAGTTCTTGATCGCGGTCGCCATGCGCTTTGCACGGTCGTTGTTCTGGTTGAAGAACACGTAGCGGTTCTCGCCATTCACGCGCAGGCCCATGACGTTATCAGCGCCGCGCTGCATCTGGTGGATGCGCTCAATCGCCAGACCCGTCTGGGGATCAATCTCCATGGTGCTTGGCTCGTTCATCAGACTCTCGATGTCTGACGGCAAGAAGCCCATATCCACCAGCTCTTGCGTGGCCGCAGGGATGTCCTTCTTTGCGTCAGGATTGACGGCAAGGAAGAACTCTGGATTGGGGTTCTGGATGGCCATCCCATACAGAGCCATGGCCACGCGGTTCTTCTCGGCGCGAACGATGTTGCGCTCACGCTGCATGGCGATGTTGGCGAGGATGTCAACGACCTTACGCTCGGAGCCCACAGCACGGCGGCTTGCAGGACCGCGCACGCTATAGCCTTGGCCAACGCCCATGCCATGGTTCGAGGAGTAGTCAACGTCATCCCGGTTCAGGGGGATGTAGTTATCGTAGGTGGACTCCCAAGTGTCAATGGTGTCTTGACTCTCAAGGCCGCTGTCCACCAGCAACTGGCGTGTGCCGGAGGTGATGGCGTCAACCATGCTGGCCAGCTTCTTGTACTTCACCTCTTGGTCCACAGGAAGGTTGGCAAAGTAGCTCTGAGCATCAGCAGTCTCGATGCCGGAGCCCTTATCGGGCATGCCGGGGTTGACTGCGGCGATCTGCTCGTTACGCTCTTGCGCGTGCCGGTTGTGAAGGTACTCCTCGAAATCAGGAATGTTCACATCCAAGCGGCCCATCTCTTTGAACAAGGGCTCCAGCTCGTTCTGCAAGAAGCGCTTCGTCTGCGTCGCGGTGCGGCCTGCAAACAGCGTCTCCTTCATGTACGGGTCAAAGCGCTCGTCGATCTGGCCGATCTGATCCTTGATGGCATCAACAGCCCGCTTCATGTCGATCTGCTTGTTCTGGATGGAGTAAATGAACGAATCCATATTGGTGGAGTCGGGCATCGTCCAGTTCGCCAGAGGCTTGCGGCCAAGGACGTTCTTGCCAGTGATGGCTGCATAGGCTGCAGACTCACCCAGCATGTCCTTTGTGATGAACACGCCATCGGCTTTGGCAAGGCTGTCCAGCGCACGCAACAGTGGCGCAGAAGATGGCATGCCAAAGATGGACTTGAACTTTTGACCCAGCTCCTTGAGCCAGCTCTTCATGCGTTGCAGAACGCCGCCGCGCACGGCATCAAAGCGGCCCTGCATGATGTCGGAGCCATTGACGGCCCAGAACTCAGATGGGTTGACGTATTGGTAGAACTCGTACGGAACCTTGCCCTCTTGGATCAGTTCGACCGCTTTGTCAAAGTCGTTCTTGCTGCCGTTCTCGTGATAGTGGTGCTGGAATAGCAGCTCAAAGAACTTGCGCTCGCTGGGTGTGGCGGCTTTCTGCTTGGCCTGCGTCATCTGCTTAGCCCACTCCCTGCGGATTGAAGACTGCATGTC